ACTTGTCTTCTCAATCTCCTTAACTAATTTGGAGGTGAGCGAACCGAGAGAAGACTGTTTCTTTAGACTTGAAAAAGACATAGATTTGGCTTTTGTTTTGAGATTTGGCTTGTGTGTACCTAGACATTATAGAATCAATTGTTACTGCTGTCAACCTGTTGTTGCATAACGTCAATCATCTTTTCCATATTGGTAAAGACAATAGACATATCAACATCTTTGGGCATGCCCATCATAACAGCAGACTGTTGGATATTATCCTTCATCTTTTGTGCTTGGGGATCATCTGACAAACTCATGCGAGTGTAGAGTATCCTTTGCTTCTCCAGAAGTTCTTGAAGAATTTCAATGTGTTCTGCTTTGTCTTCATTGTTCATCTGGGGGAAATTAAAGACACTACCATAAACTTCTTCTTGAAGTTCTTGGATGTCTGTCATCTCTTTCCGGACTACTTCTGAATCAAAGAAACTCATAATATAATCTCCTGTAGAACTTTTTTATACTTGGGTACATTAATATTTAGGAAGGGTTGGTACTTTTTTATCCGTCTGCTGACGGTTTCCCACACTGGGTCTTTCAACTCTTTATCGAAGTTTTTAACGTACCCAAATATTCTATCACATATCACCAGAGTTTCAAGTGTAGTGTACCCACCTAAGTATCTTTTTAATATGTGAGGGTGTCCATTAGTACAATCAAACACCTCATCTACCTCCCTATCAAAGAGAGAATCAGCATCCTCTTTGAACACATAAGATAGTGACTGAACCTTCTTCTGCCATTGTTTATAATTCCTATCTCCTTCCTGCATTATCTCTCCTATCCATAGCGTCTCTGGATTCTTACAAGAGACAAAGTTTGCTACAAAATAATCCTCAATCTCTTTATCAGGACGTTGGCGAGACATCTTCTCAAAAAAGTACCTGTCCTTACGCTTATGAAATGCTTGTACGGTAGCACGGGACCTTCCACAGTACTTGTGGTAATCATACTTATCCTTGGTGAAGTGGTTCTTCATCGCCAGATAAGTTTTATAACATTCAAATGGCATCACCTGCCTTCTCTAGATTTGTTTCTAATGGTAATGTGGTTTCCTTCTATTTCAAAATCTAAGTAATCTGTATGGTCCCAACCAAGTTCTTCATAAAGACCATTTAACTTATCCATATCATCCCAAAGATCCGTTGGTGTAGGTTCACCCCAAAAAGGATTTTCATCTGGGTTCATAGTGGTAACTTGGCTCTAGATGTTCTCTTTAAAAAGTTTAATTCTTGGGCGTTATATTTCAGTTTCTCCTTTAAAGGCTTTGATAATAATTTAGGTACCGACTCTAACTCTATACTATTCTCTTCACAATACACAATGATTGCTTCAATATAATTGAGTCCATCATGTTGATGAACTATCTTCTCAATATCTTGAGCGAACTTGGATGGACAAAGAAACTTCTTCTCCAACACTTCGTTTAATTCTTTATCCATTACCATGAGATTAGAGATTAGAGGAGACAAATTTCTTAATGTATCTTACTAGTAGCTTAATATACTCGTCTTTGTTCCTTTTGTCAAATACTTCTACATCTCCACCTGGTGTTACCATCAAGGTAATAAGTTTCTTAACAGGTATCTTCGTCAACTCATAGTACATACAAGCATATGCTTGCTCCTGGACAAAGTAATTCTCCATCCACTTCTCTGGTTTAATTTTCTCAGAAGTCTTGAAGTCTATGACGGCTAGTTCGCCCTCAAATTCAGCAATGCAATCAACGCGACCAGCAATGCCAAGATACTCTGAGTAGAGAGTCCTTTCGATTGCGTGAACATTCTGAATCTTATCAAGGAATGGTTTAGCATGATGAAACATAAATTGGGTAGCAGGACGGAAGTTATTCCAATCCAGTTCTCTGTTCTCTAGGTAGGCCTGCGCTGCTTCATGAAAATCAGTACCTCGCGTCGTTGCCTTTTTCGTAATACGATTCGCCTCCTCTTCACCAACTCTCTTTCTCCAATTGATAAAAATTTGTCGATTGTAGAAACTAGTAACGCTAGTGATAGAAGGAACCCAATCACCATTTGGGACTTGATAAAGTCTACAACCTGGTGTCTCGCGTTTAGAAAGTTCAATGTCACCTAAAAAATTATGATGAATAAAGCTCATAGCATACCTAAGGAGTTCTTAGCAAGGAGGTACTCTTTAACTAATCCTGAACGAACAATATCATTGATATCAAATTCAACAGTGGCAAAAGATTCCATTATAGAAATAACTTTAATGAAGTCTCCTAGTCCAGCACGTTCAGAATTATTACGAAGATCAGTTTGAACTCCGTCACCGCAGAAGATAATTCTAGAATTATCACCTACTCTAGTTATTATACTATCAAGTTCGTGAAAATTCAAGTTCTGACATTCATCAACTATAACAATACAATTATCAAGGGTTGTACCACGTATGAATGAGGTACTCCAGAACGTCATAGTCTCCTGAGTTTTCAGGTTACCATAAAGCATTTCAAAGTCTGTGTCTGAGGGCATCTCAAACATATACTTCACCATCTTCTTGTATGGTACTTGAAATAGAAAGGATTTATCCTCATGGTCACCTGGAAGGAAACCAATCTCACGTGTAGAAACAAGAGAACGAACGATGTAAATCTTTTCGTATGGTGTCTCTAAATCTAGAACTTCTTTAAGTGCTTTGTACAAGGCAATGAATGTCTTACCTGTACCAGCACAACCATAGGCAAACAAATGTTTACCTGCGTCATACTCACTAAAGAACTTCTCTTGATTTGGTGTAAGAGGATCTATATCTACAAGGAGATCTGCATTGATAGGTTTCTTCCGTCTCATTTGCTTTGCCGTTAGTCCTACTCCAATGGGATCGTCAGTCTTCTTCTTTCTAGGCATACTTAACTATAGTCTCGATTTTTACGAACTGTAGCACCAGGTTGTCTGGATGCTCTATCTAGGATTTCATTCCATCCACTAGAATTTGCTTCACCTTTAGCAAACATATCACCAACCTCACCGACTCCAGCAACACCTGCTGCCCAGTCTTTATCCCAGTCAGGATTGTCCTTTCTCCATTGATCGTATGCTTTCATAGTCATAGAGAGTTCTTTCTTCTCTCCTGTTTCTTTATGTTTGATTGGATAAGTTGGCATTTTAGAATGATAAGTAAATTTATTTAGACCCAGTGTAATGCCTGGGAAACTATGGGAAACTGTTCAGAGAATATACTCTTGCACTCATTAGCAATATCCATATGCTCCTTTTGTGTACCATGTCCTGAACGAAGTTCAATATAATGAACCCATGAACGAACACTACCAGTCATGTATAACTTGGTAGGAGTAGCAAGAGGAAGTACAAATCTAGCACACTCCTTTGCTATACCATCCTTCAACATCTCATTATAAATCTCTGTTGCTTGCTCAAAATGACTCATCATCTTAACATAATACTTATTTTTTAAGAACGGTTCCACATCATCAGTACTGTTCTGTCTATTCTTTGTATCCTGTCTACGCAATGCAGGTATAGGAATGACACCTAACTCTGTACTATCAGCATACCTTTGAGAGAACTCCTGATATGTAAACGAACGATGCCTTAGTATCTGTGCTGCTAATCCTCTAGTCGTTTCTATCTCTAGAGTCATGTGTGACTGTTCGAAAACGGACCAGTGACCGTGCTTTATACAATAACCTAGCAATCCTGCTACGTTCGGATTGTCTTGATTCTTTGGGTTGCTCACTCTCGCTACGTACCCCATCAGTTTCTCCGCATCTGGAGTTACGCTCACTAACTTCACGTTCATACTGTTTCTTTTCGCGTTTGATTCGTTTCCTTACTATTTTAGCATACCTTACTTCCTCTTTGGTGTAAAGTTCAGGATGTTTTTTTGCCCTTTTGATTATTTTTTTGGCCGCTTTGTTGTCCTTCATTAATAAGTTTCTTCCCGTAATATGCAGCAAAATACGAGACTAAACCAGCAGTAGTAACCTGTTTCCTACACCATTCATCAGCACACTCATAGATTGCTCTAGGTGAATGAGTACTTCCGAAATTTTTAAGTAAAATGCTTAATGTCTGTTCCCTAATCTGGGTATCCATCATCATCATCCCATTGTTCATCATAAGTTGTTGGAGGAGCAGAGAATGCAGGTGCTGATGAGTTTTCATAAGCACTCACATCACTATACACTTCAGATTCCAAGGCGTCAACCAATGATTTAAGGTTTCTTACAATGAGTTTTAGTCTCTCTTTGTCCATATTATATTTATAAAAAGAATGGGCGATGCAAGATTCGAACTTGCGTAGGCAGAGCCAGACGATTTACAGTCGCCTTCCATTAACCACTCGGACACTCGCCCAAATGTCAATTATATTATAGCACAAACCTACACAAAAGGCAATAAAGTTAACCTATTAAAACCCAAATTCGTCTACAACATCAAGCACTTTATTAAGATATTCCTCCGCACCACGACATTCTTGTTCGGTTAATTCATGCCTTTCACATCGTCCATACAATTCATTCTTGAGCTTATTTGCTCTTGCTTGCATATCTGGTTTGCGTAATTGACCGTTCATGGGTCTGATGTCCCTTTCTACACTTATATTTAGTAAAAATTAGTCAGTTTCTTCAACTTTTCTTTTCTTACTACCTATATTATACTTGGTTTCTAGGATCCAGTCACCTTTATCACGATATGCTAATACTT